CCGAAGAAGTTAAGGAAATTCTGAATAAGGTTTCTATGTTGTAAACATAAATAGTTGCTGAATTTCAGCAACTATTTGGAGAACATAGGAAATGCCTGCAAACTTTGATACTACAGAAGCACAAGTACCAATTTATGATGAAATCTTTCTCGGTAAAACTGATGATGCAGCAGATCCTGAAACACTTTATGATGGTTATCATTTTTATCTCAGTGATTGGTCAAATATATGTTTGAATATTGCAACTCTTTCTGGAGCAAAACATTATAAGTTCAATGCAGATACTGGACAATATGAAAATATTTTAATTGAAAATATATCCACCATTAATCAATCTATATATGGTGGTGCAGCTCCTGCCGATACTTCTTACCAATTAAGAAACGATATTAATGGAAACATAGATGACCCAGTTGTCTATGCATTAAATCCATTAATAGGTCAGTGGATTCCTCTTGTTGAAAAGATCATAGAGTTTAGAGCAAAATTATTATTGTTGATTGAAGAAGTCAACAGAGTTGAACCTATTGTAAATAATTTTGCAAAACTTACTGTATCACAAAATGATCTTACGGCTCTCCGAAATAATATATCTCAACGTCAACTTGCCCTTAATGCATCCGCTCTACAATTAATAAGAGAAGAAGAAATACCAGAAGAAGGAGGTAGTGGCGGAGTTGTTTTGTTTAGTGGTGCAGGAGATGGTTCAACATTATCATTCACATTAGATTCTTCACCATCATTACCTCTTTTTGTTAGTGTTGATGGAGTAGAAGAAACTGCTTATTCAACATCTGGAAATGATATTATATTTGATGTTGCACCTGCTATTGGAGCATCAATTTCTGTCATTGGAAGAATAGCACAAGAATATGCATATGGAACAGTTATTAGTGTCAGAAATAATGTTTTTGTTTTGCATCCGAGAGTTAATACTTTTTTAGTTGGTGGTGCAACCAGTGGCGCAGGTGGTTCATTTGACCATCGTGTTACATTCAATTCATATTCTGATTCTCTCTTGGGTGTAGGTGTTGCTCCTCCAGATTCTTCTTTAGGTCTATCTGTTTCTTCTGTAATTGATAATGATTCAGAAGATGCAGATATTACATCATATTCAAATGCAATCAATGACCAGGTTGTTGCTTATGTGAATCAATATATTTCAGACCATAATACATTAAAATCTACAATGCAAAGTATGATTCCAGTAATCAGAAAAGGTGCAACAGCTGTAAGTTATCATGTATCAGATAGTCTTCATCAAATAGTTTATCCAAAAGCAACTGGAAATCCATTTTTGGATGATTTATATAATCTCCTTCAAATATATGAAGCAGCATTTCCAAATCAATCATACATGTCTGAAGAAGCAATAAGTTTAAAAGAAAATGATATAAGAAGAGTTATTGTTCCAACACAATATTCAGAAAAAGTTATTGGGGCAAGAGGTGTGGAATTATTACAACAGGCAAAGACAAATTTAGAAACAATGGATAGTAATCTTTTAACTGGAATAACAAATATGACTGTTGACCCTACCAATTCATATTATACAACTTCATCTCCTATTGTTACTAATCTAAATGCATTGAAGGCATTAATCAATGCCTAGTGTAGCAAGAGTTGGAGATCCAACTGCTGTGGCAACATGTCCACCTGACCATGAACCTGCAAAGGATATACAAGTTTGGGTAGGGAGTGCGGTTATTTCTTCGGGTAGTGGTAATGTTTTTGTTAATGGAATATCAACTGCAAGACTTGGAGATTCCATTGACCTTGGTGATCCTAAACATCCAAAGGGTGTGATTGTTGCAGGTAGTGGTAATGTTTTTGCAAATGGCATAGCAGTATCAAGAGTTGGTGACACTACCATTAATGGTGCTGGATGGGTAGCACCCATTTCTGCTGGTAGTGGTAATGTTTTTGCAAACGGGTAATATGTGAATAAATAGTTGTTCATAGACAGGAGTTTTATTTTTATGGACAACTTTTCGTATTTTATGGGACGAGACGGATTCGTCTGGTGGATTGGTGTGGTTGAAGACCGAGACGATCCTGATTTGATTGGAAGAGTTCGTGTTAGATGCCTTGGATATCATACTCATGATTTGGAAGATATTGCAACTGACGACCTTCCTTGGGCCCATGTAATTCTTCCTCCTACTGCTCCATATGGGGCAATGCATAATTTGACACCTGGAATGTGGGTGATGGGTTTTTGGAAAGACCCACAATCTATGCAAGAACCTGTTGTCATTGGAGTTCTTCCAGGATTTCCTTCCAAGGGTGCAGATCCATCAAGAGGATTTTCAGACCCATATTCTGAAAGCACTTCTGATTCACAAAATTCAAAATATAAAATTAAACCTGATTATGGTCCATACCCTGTTCGTACTGAAGAACAGGACACTTCTCGCTTGGCAAGAGGAAAAACAGAACCTCATGAGGAGATTGCCGAACGTGATGGATTGGCAACATCAGGCGTGCCGACTGCATTAAGTCAACCAATCGTAAAAGTTGGCGAGGATCCTGCCAGTAAAGATTTTACTGGAGACTATTATGATGCAGTTAATGAAGCTTCAAGTACTTCATGGAATGAACCAAAGACTACAGATTTATCTTTAAAAGGACAAGATAAAGAGAACAAATATTATACAGAAAATGTTGAAATAAAAAAATCTGTAACAGGAAAAAATCCAGAGACATTAGAAGATAGAACACCTTCTATTCCAAGAAGAAATACTGAATATCCATATAATCGTGTGTATGAATCCGAATCAGGACATATTGTTGAAATAGATGATACACCATATGCTGAACGAATGTATAGAAAACATCGTACAGGAACTTTTCAAGAATGGGATGCTGATGGTAATGCTGTTACAAGAATAATAGGAAACAACTATACAATTGTTTGTGGAACCGATTTTGTAAATGTCAAAGGAGATGTGAATCTCACTATTGATTCAAATTGTAAAACTTACATTAAAGGTGACTGGGATATTCAAGTTGATGGAAATAAAACCGAAACTGTAAAAGGAAATGTTATTGAAACTTACACATCAACAGCAGACTTCACTCATGAAACAATTGTAACAGGAACAAGAACGGAAACAGTTTCCGAAAAGGTAACTGAAAATTATAAGAAAGAAAAGTCAGAAGAAGTTGGTGGGAATCTTACTGAAAATTATAAATCAAATCAAAATACAAAAGTTGGTTCAGTTAGAAAATTGCAATCAGGATCAGAAATTGATATGGATGCTGGAGTAATTAATCTGAATTAATAGGAGCTATATGGTAAAGGTAAGAAGAAAAAGAAGAAAAACATATATTGTAATTTTTCAAGATTTAGAAAATGAACAAAGATTTGGAGGATTGTTGCCTGCATATAAATTTGAGAATGCTGAATTTATGGCATCATGTTTAAACGGAATGATTATTGGAGAATTAGATATTGATGGTTCAGAAATGTATTATAAAGATAAAATAGAACAATTGAATCATTATACTTATAACGATACATGGTTGACTTAGTAATAAATATTAAAAAGGTTTAATAAAATGTCAACAGTAGTTTCAGGATCAAATCCATATATTGATGCTTCTTCAACTAATGAATCAGATAGAAGCGCACAGATATTTAAAGATTTAAATTTAAATTTTATCATACATCCATTAAGAAAAGATGTTGCTCAATTGACTGATGTAGAAGCAATCAAAAGAAGTATGAGAAATTTAATCTATATTAATGTAGATGGAAAATATGAAAAACCATTTCATCCAGAAATAGGGACTGGTATTCGTGATTCTCTTTTTGAGATTAATGATCCTTTTGCTAGAACAACTATTGAAAATAAGGTTAGATATACCATTGATAATTTTGAACCAAGAGTTGATTTGGTGAATGTTACTGTTGATACTGATTCTAATGAAAATGAAATAAAAATAAATTTAGAATTTTATATCAAAAATGTACCAACAGATTTAATAGAGTATGAAACAATACTAAAAAGAGTAAGATAAAATGGCAGAGAATTCACAAAGACTTCGAGTTACAGAATTAGATTTTGATAATATTAAAGATAATTTAAAAGCATATTTAAAAAATCAAGATGTTTTCACAGACTATAATTTTGAAGGATCTGGATTAAACATTTTGTTGGACACTCTTGCATACAATACACATTATTTGGCATACAATCTTAGCATGGCAATGAATGAATCATTTTTAGATAGTGCAATGCTTAGGTCATCAGTTGTATCTCAAGCAAAAACTATTGGGTATGTTCCAAGGTCTATTCGTTCAGCTGTTGCAACAGTAAATGTCATAATAAATGATCCAACATTAATTCAAGCAACCTTAGAAAAAGGTACTGCATTTAGAACAAGCATAGATGGTGCATCCTATTCTTTTATTAACATTTCTGATTATTCTTCTTCTAGAGAGAATGGTATTTTACAATTTTTGAATGTTCCAATTTATGAAGGTACATATGTAACAACTCAATATACAGTTGATTATACAAACCTCACACAAAGATATTTGATACCAGCAAATACTGATACAACTACAATTAGTGTTTCTATTCAAAATTCAAGTTCTGATACTGAACAAAGAAGTTATAGTTTTTCAGAAGATATTTCTGAATTGACAGATTTGAGCGAAAAATATTTTTTACAAGAAGTTGAAAATGGTCAATTTGAAATATATTTTGGTGATGGAGTTCTTGGTAAAAAATTGGTAAATGGAAACATTGTAATTATAAAGGGTGTGGTCACGAATGGATTAAATGGTAACAATGCAAATTCTTTTACAATTCAAGGTAATGTTTCAGGAGCATCTAATTTAACAGTAAGAACTGTTGCTGCTGCTACTGGAGGTGATGTTGCTGAATCAATTGAATCCATAAAGTTTTTTGCACCATTAGGTTATTCAGCTCAAAATCGTGCAGTTACCGCATACGATTATAAAGCATTAATTCCTAAAGTTTATCCGAATGCACAATCAGTTCAAGTATGGGGAGGAGAAGAAAATGACCCTCCAAGATATGGAGCAATTTATATTGCTGTTAAACCATATAGTGGTATTTCATTGACAGAAACACAAAAACAAGTAATTGTTGATAGAATAAAAAAGTATTCTATTCTATCAACAACTCCTATTATTGTTAATCCGGAAATAGTTTCAGTTCTATTAAATGTTACGTTTAGGTATAATGAAAATCTTACAAACACAACTGTATCAGAACTAAACTCTATGGTGACTAAAAATATTTTAGATTATGGATTGAATGATTTGGAAAGATTTAATAGAATGTTCAGGCATTCTGAATTGACAAAGATTATTGATAATACTCATACTTCTATTTTATCTAGTATTGTTAGAATGAATATATCAGCATCTTTTATTCCTTTCATCAATACAAGTCAGCAATATATTATCAATTTTCGTAATGCTTTGTATCATCCACATACAGGTCATGAGCCTATTATAAAAACAACTTCTTTTAAAATTTCCGGATCAGATTTAGACCATTATTTAAATGATGATGGAAACGGTAATATTAGACTTTATAATCAAGTTGGCACAACAATTACATATGTGAATAATTTAATTGGAACTATAGAATATTCTACTGGAAAGATAACATTGAATAATCTTAATGTTACTTCTGTAGGAAATAATGACGGTACAATAAGAATTTTTACAATTCCAAGTTCTTATGATATTATTCCTGTAAAGCAACAAATTGTGACAGTTGATATTGCAAATCTTACTGTAACAGGATTAACAGATAATTTTGAAAAGAGCACTGCTCAGAGATCACAAATAGGATTATTTAGTTTGTTTAATATTGTTGAAGGTGATAAATTTATTAACATAGATAAGAACTTAAAAGATATAGTTAATGTGAATGCTTCATTTACCACATTAAGTAATAGTGGTGGATCGTATTATTAATCTAGGAAGTTAGATGCAAAATAAAAAAGAATTTTTAGAAAAAATATCGCCTATTTTAAAATTTCAACTTCCTGATTTTATTCAAGTTGACCATCCAATATATGTTGAATTTTTAAAAACATATTTTGAATATCTTGAATCTGCACAGTTATATGTAGAGGGTAGAAATCATTTTCTTAATCAAGAAACTAATACTGTAGCATTTATTCTTGATGAACAAGATCATAAAATAATACTAGAAACATCTTCATCAGTTTTTTTAAAAAATGAAACGATAATAGGGCAAACTTCAAATGCTTCTGCTAAAATTATTTTAAGTGATATTGATGATTCTAACAAACTTCATATTTCCTCCAATCAGGCATTTTTAGTTGGTGAAATAGTTGTTGGACAAACATCAGGTGCCACAGCTGTAATCACATCTTATCTTTCCAATCCTGTTCAGAATATTCAACAATTTTTATCATACACTGATATTGATCATACCTTAGATCAACTTGTAAATAGATTTCGTGATTTATTGTTAGAATCTTTTCCTGTTCAACTTGCTGATAATCTTGAACGGAAAACATTAATAAAAAATGTTCGGGATTTATATAATGTCAAAGGTACTGCTGAAGCGCATCAGATATTCTTTAGAGCAGTGTTTGATGAACCATCAGAAATATTCTATCCAAGTGAAAGAATGTTACGAGCATCTGATGGCCAATGGTCAACAGATACTATTATGCGTGTGGTGGAAAATGATAATTCTGTATTTACAAATCTTGTTGGTCAAAAAATATACACATTGAATTCTGTTGGTGAAATTCAATCTAGCGCAATCATTTCCAATGTTATTAGATTCAGAGAAAAAGATTATGTAATTTCAGAATTGACATTAGATAGAGAATCTATTGTAGGAACATTTACTGCTGAAGAAACAATTTTTGGAATTGACCCTACAATAGATTTGCAAATTAGTGCGGT